AGATTTATACGAAGCAATTACTGAGTGGGAATCCTGGAGAAAAGGTGAAACTTTAGATTATACAAGAATAAAAAGAATTTATAGTTATATGGATGAATCCCATGCAAACAAAAAATCATTAGTACTTTTAAATAAAGATAATTTTTACTCTCTGGAACAATGTAAAAATAAATATGGATTAATGGTAGACGATGTCTGGTATAACGCATTCAATAATGCACCTTCTAAAAAAGTAAATTATATTAGAAAAATGAGACAGAATGGAGAGCAATTAAATAAAAAACCACGTATTTTACTATCTACAATACATGGGGTCAAGGGTGGAGAGGCAGACAATGTAATTTTATTAACTGATTTAAGCAGACAAACTCTAAAAGAATATGAAAGGGTTCCTGATGATGTTAATAGATTATTTTATGTTGGCGCTACAAGGACCAAGGACCATTTACATATTATAGAACCCAAAGATATTTATAAGGCATTTAGAATATGAGCGATATATATAAAAAGCAGGTGGGTGGAACTCATTATAAATCTATGGTCATTCAACCATCAGAATTTATAAATAAAAATAATATTCCTTTTGCAGAAGGGAATGCTATAAAATATTTGTGCAGACACAAGCAGAAAGGACAAAAGAAAGATTTAGAAAAAGCAATTCATTACTGTCAAATGGCGATTGAACGTGACTATCAGGATAAAAAAGATTTCTTAGAAGAAGCGGAGAAAGAGAAAAAAGAATTAGAAGAATCTTATAAAGAATCAAGAAGACAAACAGAAGAAAGAAAGGAAAAGGAGCAACATACAAGCCCTTTTGCGTCTTTTAGTGATGACTTACAAAATAGTATTAAAGATAAAAGGAAAAAACAAACCAACAAATGAAAGGAAAATAAATGATACAAGTACCACTATTTAAACCACAAACAGAATGGACACCTCCAACAGAGTTTCCTGATTTATCTAAGCATGACGAAATTGCAATTGATTTAGAGACAAAAGACCCTAATTTAAATACTCGTATGGGGTCTGGTTCCGTAGTTAAAAATGGAGATGTTACAGGAATAGCTGTCGCAGTAAAAGATTGGTGTGGTTATTATCCTATTGCTCATGAAGGTGGTGGTAATATGGATCGAAAATTAGTATTGAAATGGTTTCAAAGTGTTTTAAATACTAATTCAGACAAAATATTTCATAATGCAATGTATGATGTATGTTGGATTAAATCTTTAGGATTAAAAATTAACGGAAAAATTGTAGATACCATGATTGCATCAGCTTTAGTTGATGAAAATCAAATGAGATATGATTTAAATAATTGTTCTAAGAGATACACAGGCCAAGGAAAAGATGAAGCAGCTTTATATGATGCTGCAAAAAGCTGGGGAGTAGATCCTAAAGCAGAAATGTATAAACTACCTGCCATTTATGTGGGTGCATACGCAGAAAAGGATGCACAAATAACATTAGACCTGTGGCAAGAATTAAAAAAAGAAATACTTTATCAGGATCTAGAAGCAGTTTTTAAAATGGAAACTGATCTTTTTCCTTGTTTGGTTGATATGCGTTTCTTAGGAGTTCGAGTAGATGGTGAAAACGCGCATAAATTGAAAACCAAGTTAATTGAAGAAGAAAAGCAATACTTGTTACAAGTAAAAAAAGAAACAGGAATAGATGTTCAAATATGGGCAGCAAGATCCATTGCCAAAGTTTTTGAAAAACTTCACCTACCTTTTGACCGTACTGATAAGACAAACTCTCCTTCATTTACAAAAAATTTCCTTCAAAATCACCCCCACCCACTGGTGAAATTAATAACCCAGGCTCGTGAAATAAACAAAGCCCATACCACATTCATTGATACCATAATAAAACATTCTTACAAGGGTCGTATTCATGCAGAAATTAATCAACTAAGAGGAGATACAGGAGGAACTGTAACAGGAAGATTTTCTTATGCTAATCCAAATCTCCAGCAGATTCCGGCAAAGAACAAGGATCTTAGACAAAAGATTAGGGGTCTATTCTTGCCTGAAGAAGGCCATACATGGGGTTGTTTTGATTATAATCAACAGGAGCCAAGACTTGTAGTGCATTATGCAACACTACAAAATCTTATGGGAATTGATGAAGTATTAAACTCTTACAAAAAAGGAGAAGCAGATTTTCACAGCATTGTATCCGAGATGGCAGATATACCTAGAACACAGGCTAAGACTATAAACCTTGGCCTGTTCTATGGGATGGGAAAAAATAAACTACAAGCTGAATTAGGAATTAATAAAGAATCTGCGGAAGATTTATTTAAAAAATATCACGGTCAAGTTCCATTTGTTAAACAACTTATGAATGCAGTCATGCAACGTGCTCAAAGTTCTGGAAGAATTAGAACTCTTCTAGGTCGGCTTTGTCGTTTCCATCTGTGGGAACCAAATCAATTTGGAATTCATAAGGCATTGCCTCATGAACAAGCGCTCGCGGAACACGGACCAGGGATTAAACGTGCTTATACATACAAAGCTTTAAATAAACTTATTCAAGGATCCGCTGCGGACATGACAAAGAAAGCTATGATTGACTTATATTATAATCTTGGGATAATTCCTCATATACAGGTTCATGATGAATTAGATATATCGGTTGTAGACGATGAACATGCAAATAAGATAAAAACTGTAATGGAACATGCCGTAAACCTTGAAGTTCCTAATAAAGTAGACTATGAATCTGGACCAAATTGGGGTACAATAAAATAAAAAATAAAAGAGGAGTATATTATGGAAAAAGTAAAACAATATGCCAAAAAAATATGGGAATTAGCTAAGGCTAATAAAAAAGTTACCATTGGCATAATCATAGTTGTTATAATTTTATACGAACTAATCATTAAATAGTTTATAATGCATGGCTTATTTGAATGCAAACACACCCGTGACGTATGCACAGATCCGGAGAGAATATCTCTACGATCTTAAGGATCATCATGGAGAAGTTGAAGACTGCATTGTATTTGGCCTGGCATCTATTACGGGACGTCCTGTGCTCTTTCATGCTATTATGGAGAACGGTGCGGTGTTCTATCGTCTACCTATTTCAGCCTTCATTCAAAGAGGATTTGATGTTGAAGAAGTACCTAGGGTGCGACTTGATGAGCTGGAGCTTTGGAATTGTTTTAGTTATTATCCTGCTGTTACTTCTTTCGACATCCTAGACGGCCAAGCAGGGAAATATATAGGAAAAGACAAAAAATGGTATAAGGGAGCATATCTCTTTACTGTTGACTGGGCTCATCCAGAGAGTAATATAGTAGATACAGATCATTCTGAAATATCACACGAACACAAGTGTGCACACATATTGGCATTAGAAAATGGCAATTATGCAGCTCAACCTAATAATAGGTTGATATGGAGCATTCCGTCTTTCACAGTGAGAGATGAAATACCTTTTGATTGGAAGGTACAAACTTCAGATTGGAATGTTGAAGATAAAAATAAATGGGTAACAGAAGATTCAGATAGATTCTTCTATGATATTAAGGAGAAAAAAGATGATTAAAAAAATTAAAAAAATTATTTGTTGGCCTTTTAAAAAGGTTTTAAAATGGTTAGGGAGTTGTTTACCAAATGGCTAAATGTCCTAAATGTTTTCACGATTGTCATTGTAGCGGAGAATTACATGCCGATGAATATGGTACATGTGCTTGCAAAGATTGTGGGTGTATAAATAAACAAGATAGATCACACGACGCAACTCATGAGACTAATAATCATAAAGATGATGTATGTGTGGTAGATGACACTGGAGAGTGCGAAAGTTGTCAATGAGGATATTAAAAACACTAGCAAGTGCTGGACTTATTCTTACGTTCATCACAGGGATTTGGTTTATTGATGATAGATATGTAGATGCTAAAGATTTAAATAATCTAAAAGAGCAAATTTATTTACGAATGGATATAACCGAATATAGAGAATTAACTAAACAATATTACGAATTAAAAAAACTTGTAAGAGAAAATCCTGATAGTCAAGAATTAAAAGATCAATTAAAAGAAGTAGAAAAGGAACGTACCGAACTTAAGAAAAAAATAGATGCTAAAGTTGAGTAAAAAATGCTAGAAAAATTAATGACATTGTTGGTAGGAATCCTCCTGGCGTTAGCCGGCTGGAGTCTTCAACGTACCTTTTCACTATCTACTACGCAGGCGGTGCTTGAACAACAAGTTGAACAATTAGAATTCGAAGTAAGAATGAATGAAGAAAAAATTGACGAGATGTTTAACATGGATAAAGAGATTATAGAACAACATGAAAAATTATTTGAAAAATTACAACAAGGAAACACGGGATATAAATACTAATGGCACTCAAAATTTCAGACGAAGCCAAAGTACAGATGCCGATGAAAACGGTAGCGAGTTTAATCGCTCTCGTCGCGATCGGAACCTGGGCATTTTTTTCTATCCAAGAAAAATTAAATCAACACTCAACTCAACTAAAAATTATGGAGAAGGATCTTACAGAGAACACGGCTTTCCGAATAGGCTGGCCCCGTGGACTTT